ATCCTCGTATGTGGTAGCTGCAGAAGTTTCTCCACTAAAGTTACCTATAGAGCCTGTAACACTACCAGCAGCTGCTCTTGAGGCTGATAGAGCGTGGTCAAATCCAGTAGAGTTACCTGTTTGGTCTGATGCAGAGAAAGCAGCTGTTAACTTTAAGAACTCAGAGTTAAAGCCTGTATCATCTACTTTCTTACAAAATAGTAATTCACCAGGTCTAAATCCTGCAGCGTTTTGAACTGGAATCGCTGTAGCACTAGCACCAACACTACCACTTATAGTAGTAGCATTACTTACAAGTAATCTACCACCAACTGCATTAACAGTTTGTTTCTCAAAGGTTGTTGTAGCTAACGTTCCCCTTACAAATACATTTGAGAACTCAGCAAAACCTATATCATCTATAGCCCAACCTTTTTGTTTTGGAACATAATCTTTTGTTCTAATTGAACCTGTGCTACTGAATATTATATTATCTGATTCTAATGTTGCACCACCTATATTCCATCCTGCAATATTACCAGCACTAGCACTTAATTCACCACTAGCTCTAACTTGAAAGTTAGATGAACTTATAAATATACCAGTATCAGTTGTAGATGTCTCATCTGCATTACCTCTCAAGTAAAAGGTTTCACCAGATAACTTTTCTCTACCTATCGTGAATCCACCAATCTCACCTGTTTCAGCTTTTATATTACCTTTTACTGCAACATCTCCACTTGATGATAAATGAAAGTTTGAAGAACTTATTTCTATATTACCACCACTACCACTTACAAATTGAGAATCACTACCTAAGAAAAATGATTTAGCTTTTACTTCAAAGACACTTGGATTACTTCTAAATTTAAGTGAACCCTCATCTCCACCAGCGTGTAATTCTAATCCCAATCCATCGTAAGTTTCAGCTGAATCTATAGATTCACCAACACTACCACTAAACATAATAATACCAGGCGGACCTTCACCTGTAGTAGCTTTTTCAAATCCTTTGTATGATTTAGTTCTAAAGTAAGCTGAACTCTGTCCACTTAATTCAAACCCTTGCCCCTCACCTAATCCATTATTAATTGTAAGGGTGCCAGGCATAACATTGTCATCACCAGAAAATACCGTATTACTTCCTTGTATATCAGTAGAGTTTGGTGTGTAAGTTACTAAGTCAGCTTGCTTACCATCTTTTGTAAAGTACTCTACTTTATAAGTTATCTTTTGAGGACGTTGTGTTAATTCTGGCGTATCAGTTATTATATCCATATTGTTTGGATTAAAGCCTGATTCTCTAGCTTGTCTTAATGAAACATTATTAATGTACCATCTACCAGCGGTAGCTACAAATTGTAAAGTGGCTCTAGCTGTATCCTCTAAGATAAAGTTTTGGTATACACTCTTTGGAAATGTAATATTAGCATCAGGACCTTTATCATCAGGATTTACTATACCTATTAAGTAACCCCACGGTGTAGATTTGAAATCAGCACCTTTATTGGTTAGATTCAAACCAGAACCAGATACGTAAACTTTTAATTCTGCCTTTTGTCTTTCAACTAAACTATCATTTTCCCTAACTTGTTTAGGAGCTTTTATAGGTTTAGCATTAAATCTTAAACTATATTCTTGTCCTCCAAATATTAAAGGACGATTTTCAGCTGATACATTACCTTTGGTAGCCACATTTCTTGTAGATGTATCTTTTAACCAAAGTGCTACATTATCTTTTTCTGAATAGTTAGAACCTGATATTAGAATTGAATCTGTTATGTCAGATACACTAGCAGTTGAACCTGTCATTTCTATAAGAAGCCCTCTTTCATTCCCACCTATATATCCAGCTTCTGTACCTTGTGAACCCGACCAATACGATGTGAATATAGATGATGTTGGGAAGAAACCTTTCATCAATCTACCTTTTAGATGTAACTTATCTACAAGTTCTTCTCTAGCTTCTAAAACTCTTTCTGTTAAAAACTTATATTCAGAATCATTTCTTGTTTTATAGTAAACTTTTGCTCTGTAAACATCACCTGATACAGTTCTTAGATTAGATAATCTAATATTTGTTTTCGATATAAAATTAACTTCGTTAAAATCATACTCTTGAGTCTCGTTAAAACTCATAGTATATGGTGAACTTGCTAAATCAGGAATTTCAATTAACTTTTTAGATAAATCAGCTACTGTATTGTTGAAAACTAAGGGTTTGGCAGATGGTATTATCTTACCATTTTGTATATCAGCTATATCAAACTCATAAGGTAAGTTTTGACTTATTAAATCAGTAACAGTATATCCTGCACCTTTAGCAAAATCTAAGAGTTCATATCTATCTACTTTTACTTTAGCACCATAAATTGAGTTACCTACTTTTCTATTACCTGATAAACTATCTAAAGTAATTTCATAATCTTGTACAATAGGACTACCAGCATTTTGTTGTTCATCGTATCTATCATCCCCACTTGTATCATACGTACCATCATTATCACTATTTTGTCCTGAGTTAGATGCGTTTCTATCTGAGTTAGAATCTTGTGATTGTCCATCATCATAATTGTTATCATCATCTTGAGTAACTGCATTTTCTTTAGCATCACCACTCGTGTCTACAGCATTAAGTTGGTAATAAACTTTATTACTTTGCACTCCGTGTACACCAACTTGTAAGCCAACAGATTTTATATCACTATCATCAACTATAAAATCTACATTTTTTCCGTGTCCAAGTCGAGTTAGTTCAGCACCATCCGAATCATTTAAACTCCAAGTGTAAGCAGTAATCTCAGTTGCGTAAGCAGCACTATGTGATGCATTAGCTCTTGTTATTGCTGTATGATTTCCAAATGATAGTGATGCAGTAGGTGTATTACTAACCGTATCATCATCTATTATTATATCGGTATCATTCAATACTACTGCAGTAGAAGCGTTAACTGTAACTGCTAAACTACTACTTACTGATGCTATATCAGCTGCATCAGTTGCAACAATACTAGCTTTGTAACTACCAGCAGTAGTATATGTGTGAGTAAAATCTGCGCTAGATGAATCAGTACCTTTTAATGTTATACCATTTGGATACGTAAGTAAATCACTTGAACCATCTCCCCAAGCTACTGATATCTGTTTAAGCTGACCAGGCGTAGATGAAACTTGATTAGAACTACCACTAACTACAAGAGTAAATTCTTGTCCTGTTTCTACTGTAGAAGAACCTGATACAACATCTATATTTGGAACAGGTTGTCCTACTCGTATGGGTGCGCCTATAAATGTTTTTGTACCACCTGTAAATGAAGCCTCTATTCTTGGTGTGTAAGTTCCTGGTTCAGTATAAGTTATATCGGAAGTTTGTGAAGATGCTGACATCTCTATATCAGATATGCCAGTTTTTAAAATTCTTGAAGTAGGACTTCCATCTCCATCCTCTGTAAATCTAACAGTAAGAGGTGCAACTCCCTCAGAGTTATTAACAGAAAAATGTGGACGAGGTATTGTATGAGTATTAACAACTTGTTTAATAGCTACATTTGATTTTCTACCAAGAGAATCTATAGCCCAATGTTCAATATTATAATTACCAGCTGCTTGATACGATGCTGAAACTGCAGAGCCTGTTACAGTAGTTTTGTATAATTCAAACCCATCCCAATATACTGTTTTACCAGAACTCTGTTTAGCATTTATCCTAAAACTTGCATACTTTGTAGATGGATGTAAAAATCTACTATGAACTTGCAATCTCGTCCAACCACTTGAGTTTACTTGTGTTAATGGTGATTCAACGATGTTACCAAATTGGTCATCTAAAGAACCTATAGTTTCAAAGTTCTCATCTAAACCAAATAACATTAGGCTAACAAAAGCATTACCACTATTACATCTAGCATAAGCATCTATCGTAAATCCATCCGATTGAGTAGCTGGTGCTAGATTAGCAGTACTACTACCACGATAGTGTCCGTAGTAAGCCTCATCAGCATTTGGTGCTTGTGCTAAAGCGTGTGAACCACTATACTTAACACTTGATTGTCTTGTTACACTTGAGTTACCTACACTATACCCATCCCAAAATCCACTTAAAGCACTACCAAATATACCATTAGGTGCATAATTTAAAAACTGGCTACCAGTTGGACGGGCTCTATCAAAATACCAATAAAAATTATCAATTTCTGCACCACTACCAACTGTTGCAGAAGAAGTAACATTAAAGTTAGTGCTAGAAGTAACTACTGAATTAGATATTGTAAAATCTGCGACAGGTGGATTAGGTGCAACTAATATAGTTCTACTTACAACATCACTTTGTGCATCGTAATTATTTTTAACAGTGTGTTTTACAGTATATGTTCCACTACCTGTATACTCGTGTATTACCTTTCTACCTGCAGAACCTGTTACCTCAAGAACTCTACCATCACCGAACTCCCAAACAAATGTTGTATCATCTAAATTATCATCTGGATTATTTGATACATCACTACTAGCAGAAATAATACTTCTATCACTAAATCTAAATCTAGCTCGTGTAAAGTTAGTATCTTTGATTGGGTCTAAACTACCAGTTAGGTATTCAGTTTCATTAGCAGAGGCTTCATTAATAGTACCATCCGATATAATCATACTAGCACTTGGTGTTGCTGGTGGGTTTACTGTGATTGTTACATCATCTTTACCACCAAAACCAAATGGTGAATTACCAACTGCTCTTACTGTATAAGTTCCAGCCTTTGTATATGTATGAGTTCCATTTATATTTTGTGGATTAAATGTATCTGTAGTACCATCACCCCAATCGAAGTTTACATTTTTTACTGCACCATCTACACTAGCTTTTAACTTAACTTCATATTTTCTATTTCTTAAAACACCCGTTGGTTTTGTATCATCAAGAAAATCTAACTCAATATTACCTGGTTGAATCAACCACGGATTTAAAAATTGTTGTACACCAAACGGAACTCTTTTACCTGATAAACTTCCACTTATTTGTATGTTTACTTCTCGTTCACCTACTCTTGGAATTACCTCTTTTACTAATGTTTCAGATACAGATATTTTTGGTGCTCTTAAAAATATAATCTTTTCATTGTTAGGAGCTGCTGGGTCTAATAAAATTTGTGCTTGATATCTTACATTGTAAACACCTTGAAATTCTGGTGGTATTTCTATTCCACCATTTAAATTTGGGTCAGGATTAATCTCACCTAATAATGTAAGTGTAGCTAAACCAGCTGGTGCGTTTTCGTAAACCTCTATAGTTAATCTTCTTGATGTACCCTCTAAGTAATTTCTAATAGGATTTACGTAAATCGGTTCTCCATTAGCATCTACTAATTCATATAGAATATCCGTTTCTTTTTTAAGAGTATCAGAACCATCTATTAATATAGAAGAACGACCAGTAGGAATTACGGGTGGTAAATCAAGTAAATTAAAGTAGGTATTATTAGTATCCTCTACAAAAACTTGTACTTGATTTAGATTTTGTTTTTTTACTGTTTTGCGAATTAAAGCCATAGTTGTAAATAAATATCACTACTTACATATAATTATTATAAAAGTGTGTATTGGGTGTGTATATATGAAAAAAAGATATAATTTTACTTTAGATAAAAAAGTAAAACAGAAATTAGAGGAATACTCTAAGGATAACTATACTACAATGTCTGCAGTATTAACTCGTTTAATACTAAGTTTAGATAAGAAACCGACAGGTACTGTAAAATTACCTGCTAAGAGAATCCAAAGTTAATATTACTATAGCCTGATTGTTTTTTGATTTCTAATAGTGTATCTACAGTATCTCTCATTTGTTCGATATGAGATACAATAACAACAAATTGGAATTGTGTTTTTAGATACTGAAAGAAGTTGTATATAGAGTTTAGGTTATCACTATCCATAGAGCCAAATCCCTCATCTATAGCGAGGAAGTTACCTCTTGGTAGATTACATACATTTATTAAACCAACTCGGAGAGCGAGTGATGATATGAATCTTTCCATACCACTTGATAACTCAAGAGGCCAGATATTATCATCATCATAAACAATATGATTGTTGATGGTTTTCCCATCCATTTCGAAAATAATACCAAAATCTACGATTTGAGATAGGATATTGTTCACCTCGCCCTCTATAGTTGGTAAAGCATCTTGTATTAGTTTATATGGAACACCATCCCTACTAACAGCGCTTAAGTAGTATTGATAAGCACCTACCTTATCTTCTAACTCTTCCATTTCACTAATACTCTTTAACAAACCTTTTCTTTTACTATCTAATACTGCTATATTTTTATCAGCATCATATTTTTTACCAGCATATTCCTTAATACCAGATTCTAGTATACTAATCTCTGTATCACATTCCTCTATTTTTTTCTCTACAATTCTATTGTGTATAATAGATTTTTTTTGTCTTTCAAACTTATCTATATCTTCTAAGATATACTTTTTGTTTTGTTTTAAGGATTTAGCTTTTTCTATGATTACTTCTTTGTTATTTGATAGTTTTTGTAATTTTATATTTAAGTTTTCTACTATCTTTGTTAATGCGTTATACTCATCTTCTTTTAATTCTAAACTATTCACTTTATTTTTTATCTTTTCTATATCCGACAAATATTCTGTTCTCTGCTCTTTATGTAATTGAATAGATTCAATAGCGTTTTTAGCATCTTTTACAAATGGATTAGTTGTACAAGCATCACAATCTTCATTCCATTTCCAACTTTGTAATTTATCAATAGCGCCTTGTTCAACTTGTATTTCTGATTCTAAGGTTAGTATTAACTTTTCGTAATTAAGTAAATTTCTTTTCTCATTTTCAAGTTCAGATAAATCTGGCTTTGTAATATTAACTTTATTCTTTTTTATTTCGTTTTCTACTTCTTCTATTCTTTCTTCTGTATTAGAAAACTCATCAGCTAAACTTTTAGTTTTTAATTTTACATCTTCTAAGTTTTCATTTAGTTCTTCAATATCTTTTACATTATCAATAGGTTTTAATTCTGATACTAACTTAAATCTTTTACTTTCTTCATCACTCTTTTCTTCCTCAATCTTTTGTAATTGATTTGTAAAATCTTTTAGTTTTATTTTCTCTGAATCTATTAATGACATTGTTGTAGTTAGCTCATCTTCAAAGTTAGATTTTTGAAAACTTTTTAATATAGCTGATTCTTCTTTTACTTTCTCAGATGCTAACTGCCATAACTTATCAAACACACCAATACCCATAAATTGAGCTAATAATTCTTTCTTTTCTTTTTGTGTTTTATCAAGAAATATACCTGAGTTATTCTGAGATGATAATGTTGTTAAAAGAAAATCATCGTAGTTACCAATAACATTTTTAATGTTGTTGTTAGTTGTTCTTCTTTGGTCACCATTCATAGATATCATTTGATTTAGTGATTCATCCCACCTAGTAAAATTAACATCTACTTTTACGTGTCCATTACGTTGTTTTTTACCTTTTCTTTCAATGTAGTAATCTACACCATCAATTTCTATATTTAGCTTACATCTAAACCTATCTTTTTTATTATTTAAAACCATCTCTGCTTTATAAGCTCTACTACAATTATCAAATAAACAAAATGATAGTGCATCTAACATAGCAGATTTACCACTAGCATTAGGTGCAAATACTCCAATAATTCCATTTAGTTTAGTAAAGTCAACTACATTGTTTTCTCCATAACTAAACATATTATCAAACTCAAATTTCTTTATCTTCCAATTTATATTTCGTTGTACATCTTCTTCTGGTAATACTTGATTTAATTCATCATTGATTTCTTTTATCTTTAGTTCAGTATTATCATCTACAAAGTATTCATCTTTTACGTAGTTTAAAATTAATTCGTTTTGGTAATCCACATTAGATACATCACCAATGCTTATTTTATTGCCTGTAGAATTATCTGTTATAATACTATCTACTTTATATATTTTACTTTCTGATAATTTAGGATTGTCATTTTTTATAATTGATAATACCTTTTTTAATTCTGTATCAGTTGTATTTTTAGAACGTAATCTTAACCTACCATTTTTTGGAACCAAAGTTGCCCAATCTTCAGTAACAATCTTTCCATCTACTACATCAATAGTTATATGCCCATAATCATTAGGAAGTTCTTTATGTGTAAATGTACGTGATTCAACATCCCAAACAGATATTCCGTGTCCTAATAATGCTTCTCCATAGTTTTGTTGTACTAAGGAACCACAATATCTTATAATAGGTTTACCACTTGATTTATCATACTCTTGTAATGTTTGCATCTTATGAATATCGCCAAGTAAAACCATATCAAACCCATCCATACTTTCCATCTTAACTTTACTTGGTAGTTTAAAACCTAAATCTGTTAGTGATTGGTCTACTGTTCCGTGATACAACAATACTTTGGTATCACCCTCTACATTCTCAGCTCTAAGATAATCTTCTTCTTTATCCCAAACATCCCATACAACAAATGATACATCAGCAAACTTGTAGACACCACTATCTTTAAAGTAATATAGATTTGGATGATTTAGATTCTCTACAATCGGTGTCAATACATCTAATCTATGCTGATTATTTAGATTACAATCGTGATTACCTGCGATTATTATTGTTGGAACTATATCAGATAAGTTTTTAAATAACCTCGACAACTGGTCTACTAACTCAGGCGACATCTCTGTTTTACTATGTGCTATATCACCACCAATATAAACAACACTATCTTCAGGTTGTTTTTTTATCTCTTCATAAAGTTTATTGAATACTAATTCAAATTCTTTATGTCTTTTAAGATTTCTTATTTGTATATCTGATATATGATATATTCTTTTTAACTTATCTATTGAAGTATCAATAACTCTTGTTTCGTTTTTCAAAACCGCTTCCTTCTAACTTTGATTTAATGATATCATTAAAAGTTAGTTTATTTGTATTATCTATTTTCTCGGATATTTTGTTGTAACCTAATTCATTAGGATCATCTTTATCCATCTTTACCATTTTAGTTTGTATACCATAAGATTCTAAGTCTCTACTAAGTCTTAGAGAATCTACCTTAGCATCACCATCTAAAACAATGTAAGCTTCTTTTACTTTTTTATCAAGTAAAGCTAACATCAATTCTTTTGATATAACCTTACCTAACAATGGTATAGCATTTCTTTTTATTGTCATAGCATCAAATACACCCTCACATAAGATAATTGGTTCTTCCCAATTAATATACATTTCAAAACAAATGATATTCTTACTTACAGGTGGGTTCTTGTACTTCATACCACGATCGTATAAATCTCTAGCTATAAAATAATTTAATCTACCATTTTTATCATAGGATGGTATAATAATTCTATCTGAATATTCTCCACTCTCACAGTAACCAACACCATATCTGATTATATCATTATTGTCAAATCCTCTTTCTTTTAGAAAGTTTATACATCTTTTTTCTAATGGTGTGTTAAATGTATCGTAGTTTAATCTTTTAAATTCTTTTGGTAGGCTTACCTTTATCTTTTGATTTTTAGATGTCTTTACAACATAGTAATCATCTTGTTCGTTTAGATATTCTTTTAAATCACTCCAATCAGATTGAGATACACCAACTGCTTTAAATAACTGATAAAAGTTATGTCCACCTTGATTTGATACCCAACAATGCCACTTTTGACTTTTGATGTTTATCTGTAATTTAGGTTTATGATGAGTTATGAATGGTGACCAGAACATATACTCATCTGTCTTTTTTAATTTAGTATATGTTGAACCAATCGCTCGAGATAAAATATTGAGTATTGTATTATCCATCTAATAACTTTAGTAGGTCTTTAAATTCTAAAACTGCGTAACGTTTACTTCTGTTTCTTTTAAATACCACTAAAGGTGTATGTTCATTTGCATTTTCTTCTGCTTGTTCAATCGCTGACCATATGTTAAGTTTCTCGTGAGCTTTACACTCTACAGAGAAAGGAAATAACTTTCTAGCAGCTGGTGATAATAATATATCTTCACCACTAGCACCCATACTTGTTGAACGAACATCATCTTCTTCTAACGAAGAAAATTTTTCAAGTATAAGCTCTTTTATTTCTTTTTGTAGTCTACGACCTTTTGCTTTTGCTGATTGAGTTTTCAATAATGGTATTATTTTCTTCTTAAATCTTTAAAACTTTTTCCAGTAAATAGGGTTTAAAAACCTGATATTAAATTTTATTTTTCCACCTACGATATTCTTTTAATCCCCACGCCTCTGCCTGTTCTTCGAACTTATTATCATCGTGAAAATCACCACCTTTTTGTATAGCTAATTCACCAGCTATCTCATATTCTCTTTGATATCTAGCCTTACCTAATTTTTTTCTATCTAATGCGTGTTTGATTTCGTGTAGAACTGTTACTAAAAAATCTTTCATTGTTGGATATGATGGTTTTAGATTTATCGTATCTGATATCCAATCATAATCTGCTTTATTATTACCACGCATCTTACCAAATCTTACCTTTGATTTTAGTTTATATGCTTTTACTAAACTCTTTGCAGTTTCTAAGTAATCAATTCTCTCAAGAAGTAGTGATTTTAATTTTATCATACATCGAACCTCACTACAAAATTCAACATCAAATCTTTATCATTTTTAATTGGATGAGCTAATTTACCAATAGCCATCAATTCGTTTTTATCGTTATACAATCCTATTGTACTTATGTAGGGTTCAAATAAACTACTTGTAGCCAAGTTAATAGATTCAGAGGCAGCACTGTAACTACCACTAAAAGAACCTGTACCATTTGTTGGGTTATCACCTGGTGGAAAAAATCTCTGTACAAAAGAAGTTGGTAAGCCTGATGGTATTTCGTGTCTACCACCTCTATTTTTAGCTATACTAATATTAGTTGTACCATTAAATTCATTTCTATCTACGTAACAATTATACTCATATTCATAATGTGTTTGAGTAGCTCTAAAGTCTACTTCAAAACCATCACTACCTACGTCAGAACCTACTACAGAATAAGAGCCTGTATCTGTTATTACCATTACACCGTGTGAGTAGAATATGTTACCAACAGAACCTGTCGCTCCCGAGGCGAATGATGATGAGTTAGCGTTATCGTAAATATTTCCTTTACCATCATCTTTTAAAGTATATGTTGTAGCACCACCATTGTCTGTAATTGTTACAGAGCCTGGCTTTATTTCTTCACCAAATAATTGTTGTGGAATTGTTATGACTTGAGCTGTACCGTGTAAAGTCATTTTCTTATCAGCTACATTACCAATACCATAAGAATTGTAAGGTTCATCTTTTCTAGCATAGTATAATTGATTTATGGTAAACCAACTTGGTAAAGCATAATATGTTGCGAATGGTTTGTTATCTGGTGATGGAGTTCCTTCAAAAAAACTAGCAGAATCTGCTGAGCCCGATGAAAATATATGGGCTGAACCACTCTCTACAGAAAACCCAAAGACACCACTACCACTATCCATATCAGTAACAGTGAATTGTTTATGGGTCTTAAACGATTCTACTGAGGTATCACCGTCTTTGAAAGTCTTAAACATATGACTCCTTTTAGAAGTCTAACTTAACTTTGATTATAGCTTCTCTACTAAATGATTTTAAAAGCGGTTTACTTAATTTAGCTACAGCCAATAGTTCGTTGTTATCATTATACAATCCAACTGTAGTTACATAAACCTTTGGATCGTTTTGCATAGAACTAACAGTTAAACTACCATCTGACTGAGTAAAGAAAGTTGGATTAGTACTAAAGTTATACTTCTTATTAGTTACTCTACAGAAGTAATGTGTAGTACTTAATTGTTCTTCTCTTCTAGCTACAAAGTTTGCAGAGCGTGATACAGCTGCAAAAAGTTTTTGTGAGTTGTTATGAGCAGCGTTTGAACCAGTATTAGTACCTAATGCAAGATATCCTTGGTCTAATTTCTGTCCATTAAGAACAATAATACCCATATCAGGATAAAATAATCCGTAAGCACCATCGGTTGTCTCACTAGCAGCCGCTGTATTTGTTACAGCATCACCACTTGCTATAGTACCACTAACAACATTAAACACTCTACCACCTTGATTGACAGTTGGATTTGTGGTTGCTCCACTATCATCAATCAAACTTATCTTTTTAGCAGCACTACCACTTAGATGAAGTTCCCAATTACCTGGATCCATCTTTTCTCTCATACGAGCTCTAGCCATCGATATAACGTAAATGTGTTTTCTATCTTTAGATGGTGTAAAAGTAAACTTATCATCATTTGGTGCCAACAATAAGTTTCTAAACTGAGAGTAGACAGCAGCTGAAGGTCTATCTGTATAAGAAGAACCTAAAACTCCAATACTACCACTTCCATCGTAGTGTCCAAATGCTATTGAAAACTGAACTTCAGCTTCACTATCAGTTGCAGGACTTGTTTTGTAAACATCGTAAAAATATTTACCATTACTACTACTTTGAGCAGAAGATGTAAAGAATGTAGAAAGTGTTCCGACTCCACCACTAAACATTCCTGAACTTAAAGTTTGTTGAACTTCTGTTACAACATCTTCTTCATTATTAAATCCGGTGTATACTTCAGCCATTTTTTACTCCTAACTATTTGCCGTTACGGTAACTGTGATTGTTTTAGAAGCGCCTGAATCATTACCGAATATTGTCATTTGAGTTGTTATAGTAGATGTAGTAGCTCTTGAAATCACGTTAACAGTTTTACCAACAACTGTAGTGCTTCTCTTTCTATCTGCATCACTCAAGAATACTGGTACCGTACCACCTCTTTGTTCAACACCACCACCAGCTGCGACAAATAAATCTGCTGCATCTGCGTTGTGTAATATAAAGGTGTATCCATTCTTTCCATCGTTACCATTTGTTGTTGATGGTGATATAGTTTGTTGTTCGTTTGCAGTTGAAAAAGAAAGTGCAGAACTTGCCAAAGTAATAACTGGTAATTTAACAGTATTCTTTGGTAAGGTTACTAACTTATACCTCATAATCTGATTCTCATCAGGTATAGCTTCTATCAACGGCATATTTTCTATCGCCGCACCATATGAGTTAGTACCATCTGGATGAGATACATCATACAATGCGTAATCAATCTCATCATCACCAAGTGCAAACTTAGTAATTTTAAATTCATTATTTCCTCTCGCTAGTAACTCCCTACCCTTTTTGGTTAGGATAGCATCTATCGTCTGCGATGTGTTATCAAGAAATCCCATTTTTTGCTCCTAAAATAATATTCGGTAATATAACTATTTCTCTACTATAAATATACTTTATCATTAAATTATTCAATTCTAAGTTTCGATTTACCAGGTTCTTGTGATACTATACGTAATGGTGTTGTATCATTCGTTTCTACAGGATTAAAATCACTTGAATATGAGTTTAAAACAGTTGTCTTATTTGTTTGTTTACATCCCTCAAACATCAAGTTAGCTAATGCGCTAAACTGGTCATATTTTGTATCAAAAGTACTTCTGTTAAATGATGAAGAATATGCGTAATACTTATTATGAACCCCTAATGAAGCACTTAATGAACTACTATAAAAGTACTTAGCTTCTAAATTATGAGCTGATAATCTTGAACCTGTTAACTGCGGTTGTAATACTTCTTCAAATACATATTCAGGACCACCTTTAGTTATTGAAGCTGTACCATAAGTATTACCCCAATATCCTTTATGTGAACCAGTATAGTTTAATTTAACAACCGATGGTACATTGAATATCTCCGTAGAGCCTGATATAATACCCTCGTTATCACTTACACTACCTGTTAAAATTAATGTAGCATCTTTTGCATATTGTGATGCATCAATATGTCCATTAAAGTTAGGTTCTTCAAAACTCATTGAAGTAGTAAGTTTTTGTTTACTTCTTTCGAGTATATTCTGTTTTATTACAAGCCCATACTCAGCTTTAGCTCTGGCTGGCATCAACTTATCTATTTGTTTAAAAATTATCTGGTCAAAATACTTTATCAACCTCATATAATCCCAAAAACTATTTGGTGATGAATACTTTTGAAAGTAAGCATTTCTTATCTCGTGTAGTTTTCTATATCTTACATCGTTTATATCTCTTGGGTCACCTATGTATTGGTTGAAATCTAAATCAGCTACAGAACGAATAATATCATCATCTATAACATCCGTAGGTGAAAAGAATATACCAACCTTTTGTGAATCAGTTGGTGAAGTGTCTAACAAACTTTTCTCTGCTCTCTTAGCTGGAAAGCCAGGTATGTGTGGTGATAAACCACCATCTTCTAAACTACTACTTATCACCCTTACTTTTACATTTGATTCTTTCTTAGGTCCTACATTTGGAACTAACATCTTATCCTCATCTTCTACAGATGCGTAGAAGTTACCTGTAAACCCTTTAGCACTACCTGTTACATTTGTTAGATATATGTCAGCGCTCTTATCTTGTAATTGTGCATTAGCAGCATTACTTAAATCTTTATTATCATCAAAACTTAATCTGAATAGTAAATCGGTGTACGAAGCTGATGGATGATTTCCATTATATGATTTTGGTGAACTAACGTGGTTGTTAAATGCTGACATCGTAAGTGGTGTAGCCCAATATCTAAACTCCATCATAGAACCTGATAAGTAATCACCAAAATTAGTAGTTCTGTTACCTATTCTGACAGTATCTGCACTTGAGTAAGAATCATTATAAGATGATGATGCACTACCACTTATAGACATAGTTACTTCTGAAGAATAATTTATAACACTTCTACCAGCATCATATTTTTTAGCAGCCAAAGTAAACTTAGTAACGTGTGCTTTAGAACCACTATCGGTTGCAAGAGAACCACCACTACCAGATTCTCTTGATAACATTACAGAATAAAATTCACCATCATAGAAAGGCATTGTACTTGTAGACATTGATACAAATCCATTTGAGCCTGATAATTTAAAATCTATAAATGCAACGTTGTCTGTAGTTGTATCATCATCTCTTATACTAATACCCCATTTTTCATCACTACCACTTAGAGCTTGTACTAAGTTTTGATTAGAAGCCGATACAGAATTAAATCTAAATTCAACTGTATCTGGCTTTCTACCTGTTAAAGTATTGTTATCAAAGAGTGTCTCTATATGTTGCCCACCTCTAAAGTCTAAGGATTTTGTAAACTTTCTTTTTATATTAAAGGTTTGAACTTGTCCTGGTAATGTAGGTCCTCCATACTCTCTAATATCAAGTATAGTAGATGGTATACCAAAAATATTAACCAAACTACGTAATGATTTTACAGTACCCTTTGTCTTTAAAAAGTATGGTATATTATTTAATAATCTTCTTTGTATCTTCTTACTCATATCCTCAGTAGAATCAACTGAGTATGTAGTGTATGCACTATCTGAGCCTGATTGATATTGTCCGTATTTGTATTTAGGTAAATCGTCTAAATCTTTTCCATTAAATAAATCATAACCAAAACTTTTTCCAATATCTTGAAGTAAATCATTTGAATATCCTTTTTTAGAATCATCAAATGTTTCGTATAGTTTGGGAATGCTTTCTATATATGTGTAAATCTCATCATACATCTCACCAACCATATCTACAAATTTTAAAAAGTCTCCATTAGAATCATCTTCTCTAATATACTTTGGAAGTCTACTTACAAGTCTATTTTCATTACCATCATCATAGGTAGATGCACTATATATTTGTCCTGTTCTATCTGAAACACTACCGTACCAAGTTGTAAATGCAGAGTTTGATGATGTTATAGGAACATAAGGACTAGCAAATGTACCTGCACCAGTCTTAGGCCACGATGCATCATATCTCGATGTACCTAAAAATTCAGAACCACTTTGTATAGATGAACTTTCATTGTAAAGATATTTTTCGTATGGTGAAAACCCTAACTTAAATTCTCTTATTTGTCTATGATACGAATTTAATTCTTTAGCTCTTGAGCCTGTACTTGAGTTCGTAGCCAAAGAAGCTGATAAAGTACTTAGTGATTCTATTTTATCAAATTTATACTTTGCATTTTCTAATTTTGTTCTAGCGGAACCAAACACTGTAAAGTTATCGTAATGTTCAAAATCAATATTTAAATCAGCTGAATCTAAACTTGCACTTAATATATCAGTTCTGAGTTGATTAGATACATTCGTATCCGTAGTTATTAACTCATTTAAATTTTTATATTCTGTTCCTTTATTATCAAAGAAAGAACCTTGCGTATCTTCTAAGTCAAATTGAGGTTCAAGTAAAAATGTTATATCTGTATCTAATTCATCTTCAGGTACAAGTAAAACTTCTTCCTCAATAGAATCAATCATCTCTTCAACTACGATAACATTTTCTTTACTTTCATCCGCTGTAAATTCACTATATAATTTTATTAACTTATTTTGGTCATTAACAGATAAGGTATTAGTAATCAAATATAGATTATCATTTTCTGTTAAAAGATAATGTGATAGTAAATCTAATCTAGCATTTTCAAATTCTACATTAAAAGTTAGTGGTTTTCTTGGATTAGTTCCTTTATAATCACCATCTTGTGCTTCTAAATCTATACCAGCTTGCTCGAAGCTATCCTCTACAACTATAGTCTCTCTATCAAGTACCTCTACTATCCTTGAACTAAATGGTGAATAGCTAGGTATTACAGTTGTAGTTTGTCCACCAACACCTGTTTGGTTAGCAGGTCTCTCATCTATTTCTGGTTCTGGTGCTTTTCCATCAAATAGTGCCATTAGAAATATTCCTCATCTGCTTGTTGTTGTTGGATTGGTGTACCACCACCTGTATTTTCTTCTTCTTGATTAGTATTACCTAAAGGATTTAATACATCATCTTCTTTTATATTATCAGATTCAGGTTTTATATCTGTGGTTACATTGGTTTGAGTATTAACTGTATTTGTATTAGTTGCAACACCTAGTGTTTGTGTTGTGTAACTTGTAACAAAAGCATTATCTATAGTTAATGTACCACCAACCATACCCTCTGAAAATCCTATATCTGAATCTTGTATTGTAGCTTTTAACTTGTATGGGTCAGATGAATCAACTTTTATAGTTCCCTCATCTGCATTTCCATCACTACTATTTGGTATGTATGTGTAAACTGGTGTATCAAACGAGTTGAACGATGAAGAGTAGTTAGTTAATCCATCAGGATCTAAATCTTTAAGTGTAAGTTTTATTTCTTTTTTAGATGGGCTGATTTTAGTTACATCATAACCTAACACATCTTCACTTAGTAATCTAATATTATTCGCTTGAGGATTTGCACCAGTATACGTTCTTCCATCACTACCTTGATGTGTATCACCCTCATAGATTTCACGATCACTATTTAAAAATACAGTTCTTCTTTCACCAGCTCTTCTTCGTAAAAAATTAAGTTTTACTCTATACTTACCAGCTACATAACCTAAACTTCTTAACACTCTGCCAGGATTAAATGTAAATAATTCACCTGTTTTAAATTCGTTTACACTCTTAGTTGCTGTTTCAATAATATCACCATCATCATCTAATACAGTAACTAAAACAAAATCGTTATCATTATTTCCGAAATTTGCATACTCACTTAAATTGGAACCATATATTTGTTTACTATCTGATGAATTTAAAGGCATCTCTTTCCTAATCTGCTTTTACTACTATAGGACCTGAAGAAAGTTCTCCTTGTCCTGATGAATCCGATATTATACATTTAAATGTTCTTTTATCCATATCTTTTCTTCTATACTCTGGATTAAAAAGTATTGTATCTGTATCAGTACCTTGAAATCTATTACCATTAGATACCTCTTCATTATTTACAAACCAACGATAACGTATGTTTGAATCTCCAGCCGCATCAACTTTTATTTGTATTGGTTTATTAGGACCGCTTAATGTACCCTGTCCTCTTCTTTGAAATCTACTTCCAACTCTATATGGAAGTTTTACCTCACCTACCCTACCTTTAAACTTTGTTGGTGCAACAACATATGGTTCATTCTTTGAAAACCTAAGTGTTTGATTTCCTGCATCTATTGATGCAACAGGTCTTCCTTTTGATTCCCAAGTAGCTCTATCATATGGACGGGTTGTATCTGAGAAGTTTAACATATCAGCCAAGTAAGTAGCCCATTCAGCTTCAACTTCAGCTTGAGCTGCTAGTAACTCTTCTAACTCTTGTAACTCTCTTTCTAACTTTTGTCTAATCCTATCCAACTCATCTTGTCCACCAATAAACTTTACACTTTCTTCTACTAAGTAACGATGTGAGTTTATACTACCCTCTGCATCTATAGAAGTTTTTAATCTTTCATACTCATTAAAAAATTCTTGAACTGTTATTCCTAAACCAGGAGTTCCTATCAATTCAGAAAATTCCGTATCTATTAGCTCTGCAACTTTATCCGTATTAACAGATTGTTTTTCTAATTTTACAGGAACTATTTGGTCTACAGAATCAACACCGAATATATCTAAATCTGTATCGACAGATAAAACAGTTCCATTCGAAGTTCTTAGTGTTTTATCACCCGAATCCCTTGAACCTGTTAAAGCAAATTTATCATATTCACTTTGTAATCTATCGATTCTTTTTTGATTTAACTTATCGAGTTTATCCTTGTATTCAGGATTATTAACTACGTCTTGATATTTTAAAGGCATTATCTACTCACTTTAAACGTAAAGTCTTTATCAGATATAACATCGTGTTCATCAGAAGTACTCTGACTTACAGTAGCTTTAAATTGTAATTTATATACTCTCTCTGGTTGAAAAGCGTTAAGATTTAGATTAAAGAAGTTTCCATCTACATCACAACTTAATTTTGAACCACTACCAAAAGGAACTAATACTTCTTCAGTATCAGCATCTCTTACTGAATAGTATGAGCTACCACTTGGTAAATACTTTACACCTAATTGTGTTGGTGTCGTTGCAAAAGATTTAATAGGATATCTTTCTCTACCTACCACTCTAATTTTTGTTTTTGAATTCTCTTTATATTCAGGTCTTAAATTTTTTGTGTAAAATACCATATCATCAAAATCAGAGCCTGTTATTGGTTGTAAACTTCCTGTCTCCCAAGATGTATCATCCCACTCTACTTCTAATCTTGGTGAGTAAATAGTATTTGTATCACGTGAGAAGAAACTGAAGTTACCTAATTGAGTTGAACTACCCTCATCATCGGTTGTGTTTTTATTACCTAAACTTCCACTTCTTTTTATAAGAAATCCGTTGTTAGGGTATAACGAACCACTTGTTAATAAAGCGTTCATAATATCAGTTACATCCATTCTCATATCTTCACTTGTATGGTCAAATGAATGTGATGCTACTAAAAATCTTGTACCACCCTCTTCATCAGTAAAACTACCACTAGACCAAGGTGCGCCTGAACTACTTAAACTACCAGATAACCAATACTCATCTGTGCTCTCACCATTTCTATACTTCCAACTAGCACCATCTTTTATTTGTGGGTCGGAATTAAATTCACCAGTTCCACCTGTAAAACTACCACTTACAGGATAAGCATATAAAGTATCTGAAGTAGTTAGTTCCGTAGGATTAGCATCATACATATTAAGGTAAAACTTCATACTACTTGATGGATTAGGCATTGTTCCGTTGACAATAGAAGAACTAATGTAAGTTAAATCAAACTTTATTAAAATACGAGATACGTTTACAGTATCACCCGTAGGACTTACATCCTTTCTAACTTCTAATACTGCATCTAAGCCAGTATTTAAAGATTGACTAGCTTGATATAGTGTTGTATCTACTGATGGATATTCAAAATAATGCATTCTAACCTCCTACCGTACCAACTACTTTTCCTTGAATATCTGTATCAGGATATTTCAGTTCGAAGATTGCTGGGTCTAATGATGGATGATACACTCCGTTGTAGTAAGCATTATCCATATCGTAAAAATTACCTGAGTAACCATCTGCACTTCTGTACTTATTACTTATAATAATTTGTGGCTTATCAGCTGGATTAGCAGTTGCTGGAACTGCATCATCAGGTGTTACCACAGCGGCTACACCATTTATAACTGATAACTGATAAACTAAATCAGAAACAATTATGGGTTGATTTATTTGCCATCTATCTATATTGAAAAAGTCTTTTACTTTATCTATACATCTAACCAATACTTCGTTTTTATTAAATTGTGGTAGAACCATTATTGAAAATTTAACTCCTATGTTAATAACATAAGCTGGTTTTATATTGATAGCATCTGTTACCATCCTATACTGCCCTAAGTAAGTTTGTAAATTTTCTTTAGTTGCTTGATTTGGTGATGTTAGTTTTTTATCACCATCATAACTAAGAACATATAAGTTTAGTGATAATGGGTTTCTGTTATTTGCGCTTTCAGCCATAATTTTTCCTTAACCGTAAGTTTGTGTTTCAGCAGTTCCACCTGTAGTTGTACCTGATGTTCCTTCACTATCGGTACCTGTATCATCAACACCAAGTTCAGCTACATCATTCAAGTAATCATCTTGAACAACATATACTTTTGAAATACTTCCAAATCTTGATGGCATTGATAATGCTCTAACCATATAGTCATTTTTAGTTACAGCTCTGTTTTGTGTTTGGAAGTTAGCAGCTGCATTACTCTTTATTTCTCTCAATGTTTCAGCGTTCTTTCCACCAACAGCAGCTTCCGTATTGTTAACTCGTAGTGAATTTAAAGTATCATTTACTAATGCAGATGATAAAGTAGATGAATTTGGAATTGAATCTGATTTAGATGTAACTACTGTTAATTGATTTGAACCTATATTATCATTTTGACTAGCACCATATGCATAAGTAAAAGTTAGGTTGGTGTTGGCTGGTGCTAATCCATATGTACGTGTTTTAAGAAAGTTAGTTGGGTCAAATGTAGTATCTAATTTACTAACACCAGTTGATAAACTTGAACCAACATTATCTGGATTAGGTATAATTTCTTCATCTGGATTATCTGATATACCTGAGCCAAATCTTATTTCCATTCTGTTATCATCTCTTAGATATGTTGCAAATCTTCTTGGCGTTCTTTTCAATTTCATTAGATAAGGTGTATCACCTGAGTATGATTGTAAATCAGGTGAGTTAGTAGAATTGTTTTCCATTTGGTCTACGATCGTATCCTGTCCTAAAGACATAACTTCATACCAATCGTTACCATCACTATCTGTACACGAAATAACCTCATTTACATTTGGTTCTGCTAATACAGTTGAATCAAATTGTCTTGAAGTTCCAAAATTTATTACTTCTTCTTTTATATCACCACTTACAGCATCTACTCTTTTCTTTAATAAAAATTTTGTTGGTGTTCCACTTGAATCTTCCTCATAAACTTCAAAGTAAGTTGGGTCTAGTGAACTTGAAGCCGCAAAGTTAATTGGGTCTGTAGTTCTAAATGTTGTGGAACGTCCATTATCACTAACTCTCATACCAGCATCAATTATAGGTGAGTAATTAAAATTAGGTCTTGCCGAACCACCAACACCTTGTGATGGTACAGTTACATATACATCTAATTTAACCGAAGCTGGTGTTCCTGTTTTTGGTGTGTATCCTAATGATTGTGCAATATCATATACCGCCTTAGTTTCTTCAGCGTAAGCTAGTATAGTTTCTTTAAAAGTGTTATCCACATAGTAAGATAATACATCACCTACATATGATGCCATTTCAACAAACATCATACCAATAGAACTATCACTAAAATCTGTATAAGTGTTTGGAAAATATGTTTTAGCAAATTCTATTAAACTATTTCTAAACTGAGAAAAATCTTTGTTCAAATATTGAACCTCTTTTTTAACATCTTTTTTTAGATTTGTTGATTCAGCCATTACTAAACTCCATATTGATTAACTCGTTCAATGCTTTCTGCTTCTACTTCAGCAGCCGTTGGTACTTCTGTAAAGAAACCGCCAGGATCTATATCAAATGTAAAGTTAGATGGGTCGGTAAAGTCTGCAGAAAAATCAACACTAACTCTTACAATATTCTCATTAGATTCATCTGCTACTACAGTAACAGAATCTACTGTTACACCTGACATAAATGTTTCTACAGCTTCATTTATTGATTGAACGATAGCATTTTCTAATTCTATCGTACCAGCTTGGTACTGAAAACATATTGATATTAAATCTGTACCAAAATTTAAGTTACGTCTTTCACCTTTTTGTGTGAGTAACAAATTTCTTAGGTTATCTTTTATTTCTCTACCATAGTCAAAATTTTCTTGAAACGTTTTACCACCAAATGTTAGTGGATAAGCCATCCCAAACGGTATACCTAATTGTTGATTTCTTAATACACTCATTGTTTTTTCTTGTTAATATGTTTCATTAAATCGCTGTAATCTCTCGTTAGTGCGTTCATAACACCATCAGGAACAGAATTAGGATCTA